ATTGTCACACTTTAAAAACTTTCGTTGAACCGGACTATATTGTTGAACGTTAGAGAATTGTTGCAGTTGAAGAAAATCTTTATCAGAAGAGACAATTAGTATTTCTTCATGGTGCCCAAACTCCTGTGACTCCAAAACGAGTGTTCCGATGATATCATCAGCTTCGGCACGATCAACGTGAATTACCGGATAAGGAAAGTTCTCCTTAATCTCATCTCTAACTGTATTAACAAGTTCAAAGAAACGTTTAAAATCTAATCCAGATGAATCACGATGTTTCTTTCGAGCTGCTTTGTATTGAGGATAGATTTCTTTACGCCAAGAACTACTATCACAAGCAATGACCATGCGACCGTACTTATCGCGATTCTTCACATTGTGCATTCGTAACGAATTGAGAATCATATGACGAACCAATCCTTGATCCAATTGATCCGGTTGTTTTTGAGAAAATGCGGCCGCAACCGCAATACCACTATAGTCGATTATAATCATATTACTAATCTACCATACTTGATCGCCTTTGTAAATACTAAAATGTGTAAAAAATTAGTAAATTTCTATCATATTTCGAATTCTTTCGGCAAGAGTTCTACTCGACTGAGCCTCGGGATCTCCGTGTTTTAAAAGACTTCGAAGGTAATTATCTATCTCATGAAGTTGAGAGTAATAGTCTATCGCCTTAGTCGTCATTTCAAATTCTTCCCTTTCTTCCGGAAGATTGAATTCAAGCGTTGCTTTCATTTCTTTAGTACGTGTTTTCGGTGAATCTTTCCTCCCACAAAGGCGTTGTAGTATCTATCGGGTCTCAAAAGAACGTGGTTCGTCATCTGATACCACATTTCCCAATAAGACATCTCGCCTTTGGAGTCGCATAATCTCAATATTCTTCTTTCAAATCTCTCTCGGCCGGATTCTTCTACCAACATTTTGACCTCATCACTGGATCCAAAATAGTCTTGCCAATCCGATTCCTTTACAACCTTGCGTTTTCTCTTTTGCCCTTTGAGTGGTTGAAGTCTTCTTGTACTGTAGAAGTTCTTCTTTCCGATGTAACGCATATTATTGGTTCTATCTCGTATCTCATAAACAAATCCAATTGCGTCTCCTCGGTCTTCTAGTTGAAATTTTTTATCATCATAAAGCCACATGAAGATATTTATTCATCTTCATCCGAAACGAAATAACTTGGATCGTCAATATCCGCCGAGGCACAAAATGGACAATAACAAGGAGTGTCTATCATTGGGTGTCCGAACTCATCAAATCCGTAATCATATCCAACGGATGACCACGCAACCTCAAACTCGGTTTTACAGTTGCCACAAAAGAGTTTCTCGTGTCCAGCCATATCAACTCTCACACACCGCACAATTATTGATCGAACGAGCAAGTTCCTGTGCCGGATTCGCACTTCTTTGATAGTAGAGCGACTTGATTCCTCGTCTCCATGCGTAGATCATTAGATCATTCACTTCCTTTGGTTTTGTGTTTGGTGGAATCATAATGTTCAATGATTGCCCCTGATCAATTGCCAATTGTCTATCTGCGGCTTGTGATATGATTTCTTTCTGTGAGATCTCTCCAAAGGTTTTGAAGACATCCTTTTCGTCCTGTGTGAGTTCGGTAAGATGTTGAACAGATCCGCCTCGTTGTAGAACACTTCTCCAAGTATCCTCTCCCAGACCTTTTTCGTTGAAGAGTTTTGTCAAATAAGGATTTCGATAGGTGAACTTACCCTTTGCCAAATCCTTTACGAAATAGTTAGAGTTCAATGGTTCAATCGAAGGAGAAACCTGTCCCAGAATAAAAGAACTTGAAGTGGTGGGAGCGATTGCCATTGTTGTGGTATTTCGCAATCCATATCCAATCAAAAGTTCGGGTTCTCCGAGAAGGTTCGCAAGTTCCTTTGATGCTTCTCGGGTTCTCTTTGCGATTGTCTTAAAGATTCGATTGTTCTTTGCTCGAGCCGTGATTGACTCAAAGGGAATGTTATTCAATTGAAGATAGGAGTGCCAACCCAGAACACCCAGACCCAGAGCACGATGACGAATCGCAAAATTTCTTGGATGTTCCATAAACTCTACTCCTTTGGTTTTATCAATAAACTCTGACATGACCGCATCAAGGAAATAGATCATTGTTTGAATCGCATCGGTCTCAACTAACTCATCCCATCTTTCAAGGTTCAAGGAAGAGAGATTGCACACAAAGGATTCGCTTGGACTTGTGGGCAACATAATCTCCGAACAAAGATTGGAGTTGTGAATGCGAATATCATTGTCCTTATAAACCTGCGGAGCACCCTTGTTTGCGTTGTCGGTGTAGAAGATGTAAGGATAGCCAGACTCAAATCTTTTCTTAATTACCTTACCCCAGATCCTTCTCTTTTCGGTGTCTCCGTCAACCATTGACTTCATCCACTCATCTTCTACACAAACACCTATCGAAAGATCCTGTATAGAATCACCATCAGAACGAATGTGAAGAAACTCTTCGATATCGGGGTGATCAATTGGAAGATATGCCGCAAATGAGCCACGGCGAACATTTCCCTGTGATACATAGTTGACCAAAGAATCAAACACTGAGAGTTGATGATGTACACCCGTCGCAGTACCACCCGAAGAGATCGGAGCGCCGCGATGGCGAATCGCCCCAAAGTAACCGGATGTTCCTCCTCCCATTTTTGACATAATACCGACTTCTCCAACCTTATAGAGAATACCTTCCATATTGTCCGGTATATAGGAAGAGAAACAAGAGATCGGAAGCCCTCGTTCTCGTCCAAAGTTCGCCCAGATAGGAGATGACAGAGAATAGAATCCCCGTGCCATGTATCTCTCAAACTTAACCGCAAAGTCTTCAACACCGAGAATCTTCTCGGCGTGTTTTGCGATATCAAGTATTCTTTGTTTTGGAGACTCTCCTTCTAGGAGATATCCTCTTTCAAGGAAAAGTTTTGCCTCATCATTTAGCCAGTAATAATCAGTCATATCAAAATAGGTCGTCTTCGTCGAAGGATTGGTTTTTCTTAGAGTATTCGGTTGGGCGAGAGTGAAAGAAGTCTGTCATGTTGTTACCCAATAACTCCTCTTCGAACCAAGTTGTTTTCTGTAATAGTAATTTATCAACTTCGAGAGGCGTCCCAAATCCAATCTGATCCAAAGACTCATTGATGCGATTCTTTATGAATTCTTTGAGAATGTTCGCGTTGAGTCCTTCTTCTTTATAACCATTGACCATCCAGTCAACGATCTTGGCTTCGGCCTTGTATGCCTCATCTGCCTCGTGTAGAATTCTTTCTTTTAACTCATCGTCAAACAACTCAGGCATCTCTTCGCGAATCGTGTTGATGATTTTGATTCCAATCATACCGTGAATGTTCTCTTCGTTGCGAGTATATTTGACCTGTTGATCCGTATCCTTCAGAACATTCTTAAAGCGAGCAAACCAATTGATGATGTAGAACTGAGAGAACAAAGAAACATTCTCTACAAAAAGTGTGAAAAGAATGAGGGCGTAAAGGTATTGTTTCTTAGAATCCTTATAAAACCTATGCGTGTACTTCTTCAAATACTTGACACGGCCTTGAATCCACTCAAGTTTCATGTTCTCCTCGAAGATGTCTTCCATGTCAAGAACTGTCAAGAGTCTCTCATAAGCATTGTTGTGAATCACTTCGATGTTTGCCATCACATATCCCATATCGGAAAGTGAAGGGTGTGGTAGATTCTCACCAAGTTTTGCCCAAAAGGTTTTGACCGCAACCTCGATCTGGCCAATTGCCGAAAGAGTTCTTACGATAATCTCTTGTTCCTGTTCGGTGAGCTCAGTTCGAAACTGATGGATGTCAGACTTAAAGGAGAACTCCTTGTCAGTCCAAAAACCGGAATGCATTGCTTCCATGAACTCCTCAGTCCAAGGATATCGATTAGGTTTGCGTGTAATTTGTTCTTCGAAGATTGTAGACATAGATGGTACGTTAAATTTGTAGATAGTTATACTATAAGAAAAACGGCCGAAAGTAAAGACAATTTTTACTCGTTGCTCGCTTTTCTTCGTATAGATCTTAACGCACCTGTTTCTTCGTCTCTAAGTACAATCGTAGCATTGCGATTTCTTACCGCATATTTGTATATCTCAAATTGTTTTTCATCTTGGAGGTTGAGATATTTTGACCAACGTTCAAACTTATTTCTACCTGTCGAAAATCGACGAAAGACATCGCTCGGAACATCGAAGTCTTTGTATTTTTTCTTCGAAGCACCCAATGGGCGATCCGCAATTGCTACTGATCCTGTGGTAGTCTGATCCGCGATCATCTAATAATGTCCTCCTGTGTTACGTAAATGGTTTGTCTTGTTTTGTGATGGTATGCTTTGAACACCGGCAGATCGAATATACGACCCACCGGCGCTGATTCCGAGATTGTGACCCAAGTGTCTCGTTTTGCTAATATTTCTCCGGTCTTGGGTAATGCGATATCGCGGCCTAACGCATATTTTCCTTCTTCTATATTTCCTCCCTCATCGAGATACCACTCGTTGAGTCCTTCTGCTTCACACTTGTGTGGGTTAAATCCGGAAACTTCTTCAAGGATCTTGCCGATCTTTCGATCCGACATTCCAGTTTCCTCTTTAATGAGATATAGTGCTGCGGCATAGGAGGCCAAAGTTGATTTACCAAATGGTACTTTATTGAGAAGTCTTTTAAGATTAAAGACGAGTTTATGAAAAGTATTATACGCACCCTTCTCTTCGGATGTTTCAGGTTTCTTTAACTTCTTTCCATTTTCATCTACTATGCCCAACTCATAGGCAGTCGTCTTCTTCCAAGGTGTGGTAAGAAGTCGTAGAAAACGAAGGGCGTAAAAGAAATCTCCGGCGCGAAGTAGTGACATTATAAGTTTTTTAGTTTGTTTGCGATATTGACATCCACACCGACATTTTGGTATTGGTGAGATGTTATATAGTTAAGATATATGAGAAACGTTTTCAATGCGGGCCAGAGTTCGTCGTCGATGCGATAAAACATCATACGAGTCGCGGCCTTCATGTCAAACACATTATATATTGAAATTATGTGATTTAAAACCAGTCGTTCCTGAATGAGACCCGTTTCTCGGTATCGCCTCAGTAAACGAATGATGTATTTGAATCGTGCCAAATCCTCATGAAAATCCTCGATTGATAAACAACATGGATTTTCATAATATTTAGCAGCATATAGTTCAAAGTTCTTATTATTTAGATCATCAAATAACTTCATAGTCGAAGTTATTTATCAATTATTCTCTGTCGCCCGCAATAACTCCAGCAGTTTCGTCAACCAAACCACCAACGAGACCGATACCGCCTCCAATGACTTTTCCACTACCTTCGACAATCTTGCCGGTAGTTCCAAGTACAACATTGAGACCCTTATCTGCATCTCCGGTGATACTGCCAACAATGCGACCTCCGCCCGAAACAGCAGAGGTACTCATTGCATGACCAGTGTCGTATGCAACACGAGATGTGCCGCAACCGCTAAGAACTAGAGCAACAGAAATAATAAAAATTTTAGATATTTTCATATGCGTAGGGGTATGGTATTATTATTAGAAAGTCGTGATACATCGTTCTACATCTTTTTCATATCTACAATAACCGAAGCCATATCTCCTATTGCAAAGGAGACAGATCCATCTCGATTGTAGAGAAAGAACTTTACACCACTCTTAACATTATCTTTTGCAAGCGTAATCTTTTCGACACGAGCTTTTCCAACAACTGTTTTGTTACGAGTTACGGTGAATTCTCTGTAGATGAGTTCACCATCTTTGTAAATATCAGCCTTTGCGATAGGAGTATCATAAGCGATAGCGATCTTGTCACCCTTCTTCAGTTCGTTGAAGATTTTGAGTCTTTTCTTCGGATCCATACTCTTGGGTCTTTCTTCAAGAGTTTCTTCCTTGACCGACTCCTTGTACATATTCAACTCATAGCTTTTACCAGTGTTGTAAACCTGTACTTGAATCGCTCCACCCTTACCTTTGAGACGATAGGAGTTAGTCTTTCCCGTCGAAGGGCGTTTTGGGCCCATTGCAACATTAGTCATAATCTCTTCAGGATCAACTTCAACCTTTAACTTCTTCTTTGCAAAGTCATAGGCGTGTTGCATTGCAGTAGAGAAATCCTTGTGATAGATTTCGTATCCGGTTGCAGACTTGGCCTCATTAAAACCCCACTTTTGAGTAACGGATCGAGAGAGATCGTGTAATTGTTCTATGGTTTTTGCAGCCAGTTTTCGCCCCATAGAATCTCCTATTACAGCTCGAACTACGTTCTCTACTTCAGAACCCTTATACTCACTACCACCACCGTAGATTATTTTAAGAGCATCTGTTACTTTCTTTGCGTCATTGGGTTTGAGACCAGCGTTTCTCAATGCAAGATGAATTCTTGTAGTACGATAAAAGGCATTAGTAGATGCCTCTTTCAACGCAAAATCTTCTTTTACAGTATGAGTCAACGAGAAGATAGTATCCTTAACAGTTTTGCCTTTGGGAACACCACGGACTGGATTTTTGGCCATATCATAATTGATATTCGCAACCGTCTTCCTTGCAAACTTTCCGTTTTTCAACCAATGTTGCTTAAAGTCGCCGTAATTATCCGAAGTAACGGTGTACTCCACCTGAGGGTTTTTCTTAGATAGTTGAACCATCTTTTTTATGCCCGGATCACCCATGAAGAATTCTCCACCAACTCCGTCCGTTCCACCAAGTTTTACGACTTTATATGCCTCTTTGACGACCTCTTCTTTTTTTGTATCCAGCCAATGTTTTTGGCGATCTTTGGGTGTCAAACCAGCACGTTTTTCAAATGTTTCCCTATCAATTTTACCAGCTAAAAAATCATTAACATGTTTTGTAACATCTTTACCTGTTTTTTTGTTTACCATCTTCATTCCCTCATCCAAGGAAATTTCTTCATCAATGGATTCCTTCTTCTCGTCATCAGCTTTCCAACCAGCGTCGATTGCATCGTAGAATTCCTTTTCCTTATCTCCGGAAAGTTCGGCAGGAGACTTAACACCAAACTTCTTCAACATTCCCTGAAAGAACTTTTGGTATGCTTCCTTATCACCCTTTACGTCCTTATCCGCACCTTCTTCCAAACCAGCCTTTTTCCGAGCAGAGTAGTAAGCGGCAAGTGCCATTTCCTTACGTTCTTCTTTACTCTTACCCTTGAACTGAGGAGCGTCGGACTTAATAAAATCTTCGATCCACTCACTGGCGTCTGCCTTTGGATCCAACTTCTCGGTATAGACTTCCAAATCCTTTGTATGAAGATCTTTGAAATCTTTTTCTCCCTTTGCCTTTGGTTCATCAACTTCTTTTACATTCTTCTTTTCGAGAATGGATGTGACCGAGGCCAGTAAATCTTTTGATATGTCTTGTATGTTCATTGATTATTATCTCCTTAATATACGTCCCCAGTTGCTCTGCTTTGTGATAGTCCAGATTCGAGTTCAATTTCACCTACTTCAAATGCGACACCATCCAAAGCTGATAAAAATTTATTATTGGGAACAAACTTTGATTGTTCAATATCCTTGTTGAGTTTAACAAGAATCTTTTGTGCCTTGAGAAGTTCGGTGATTGCCTTGTCGTTTGCCTTAATGTTCTGAGGAGACATTGGATCGGGCATGTATTTTGCTTCTGTAGTTAGAACCTTCTCCACACTGTCTAATAATTCCTTTGATGTGTCTTGTATATTCATGATTGTGCTTGTGCTTGTTGTGCTACTTGTTTGATTCTTTCAACTTCGGCCTTCTTGACTTGGGGAAGAAGTTTCTTTGCGATCTTTTGGATCAGTGCTTGTTTTGTCTCGACCTTTTTATCGAGTTGAATTTTTTCGGAGTAAGACAATTCATCGTAAGATTTACCTTTTACGAACTTTGCTCTTACAACATCTCGGGCCTTTTTCATTGCTCGAACTTTAAGTTTCTCGGGTGTTGCCTTCTTCTTCATCGCAATCTTTCGTTTCATTGCGATCTTAGGCGCCAACCTCTTCATAATTCTTCCTCGTTGAATTCTCTGCTGAGGAGTAAGAGGTTTCTCTGTCAAATATTCTTTAAATCCTATCATTTTATTTTCCGCTAAACATTGCGATTGATCCAGCGACTGCACCAGCGACTGCCGTAACAATAACCCAAAAGAATTTTGAAAAGGCCGAAAGTTTTTGCTCGTTGTCATTCGATTTTGACTCAACGGATCGAATACGATTATCAATATCGTTTAACTTTGTGAGAGCAGTCTCCAAAGAACCTTCGAGATTGTGTATCTTCTCTTCGGCCCTTGCAAGTGAAATAATGGCTTCGGAGAGTTTGTCAATTTTTTCTTCTATTCTATCGAGTCTGTTGGTTTCGTCCTTTGTCATTTTTCCCATGAAGTTTTTTATGAAGTTCTTTTATCTCACTTGGTTTTGAGTCAAGAGTGATTGATTCAGCTATCTGAACTATGTTTCCACTATTCCCCAAAACACACTCTACCATTGATATCTTTCTTTGCATATCAAGAGAGTAAGAATCTTTCAAACGACCACCTGCGTCTTTAATCCACTTCTTTGCGATTGGATTCTTTGGCTCTTCCTTTGCGAACTTACTGAATTTCTTGTATGCTGAAAGTGAGGCTGCTTCCCAGTTTGCACCTTCGGAATTATCAACAATAATAAAGTCTTTACCGAAGAAGTTTTGAAATTTACCGAGGTTGTCCTGAACTTGATTCCACATGACCGTTGCATCTTTCGCTCCAAGAGTTCTTTTTCTTTTTGCATCACGGTCAATTGCAGTTTTAAGATTTGTGTTGACAAAAATCATTCCAACATCATAACCAATTTTTTTCAAATCATTGGCCTGGTTCTTAATTTTGTTGTAGTCTTTTCCCGTTCCGTCGATGACCAATCCAAGTCTTCCGTTGATATAAAGATCCATTTGCTTCGCGGAGACCTTCTTTGCATCTCCTCGAATCTTTTGTCCTTTTGGACTCCAGATGTTCTTTGGTATTGGTTCCAATCCCGCCTTTTTCAGAGCATACTCAAACACATCATCGGAGTTTATGATACGGAAACCTAAGGAGGTAAGACCCGTCTTACCGACCATAAAAGACTTACCGGAACCCGGCCCGCCTGCTAAGAATACTGCTTTGAAAATTGCTGGATCATCTACTCCCTCTTCGATTTCTTTTTCTATTTCTTCTTTCATTTCGCGTACTGTCCACCCTTGGCCGGGTACTTTATTATAAGATTCCAATTCGTTTCCCTTCGGTGAGAGAACCGATAGGATTTCTGCTCCTTTATATTTACTAACCTGAAATTTGAACTTGGTGCCGGGATATTCCTTTGCCCAATTCTTTTTGATTTGATTGAGAGTAAGATACTCAACTTTCTCATCCATTGAAACTTTTTTTCGGGCGGCAGTTTTACTCAGTTCCTTTTTCTTGTCCTTATGAACTTGAGTCTTTGATCCCATCATTCCCGTCTTATTCTTTCGAACCTTAACACTCTCTTCTTTCTCCGAAGAATTAGGATCATCGTGAGTATAACCGAGCTTAGCCATTCTTTCATGATCTTCGGGAGTTTTTGCGGTATACGCCTTTCCGGTTTTAGGATCATACATCTTATGAGGATATACTGCTTCTTCCGATTTACTTTCGGTTACGGGGGCAGCAGTTACAACAACTTCCGCGTCCTTTCCTCGACTTTTTAAAGTTGAAACTATTTTGTCGGCAAGTCTTTTACTACGGACAACTTTCCAAAATTTCTTTTGCCCTTTAAACATAATAGCGTAATTGTTAGGTCCTTCTTTTTCAAGTTCCCGAGCAATCTCACGCTTTTTAAAACTACTAATTTCTTTCAACTTACCCATGTCTTCTATTTATAATTTACTCTTCTTCTATACGTATCAAGAGATCTTTTTTTCCACTAAAAACTCTATGAAATGTGTTCTTTTTTATGTGATACTCTTTTCCTAACTCAAGTTTCTTTGGAAGTTCATTGTCCATTTGAAGTTCCCAGTCATTACCCGATGATATTATATGTATTGTTCGATCTTTTCTGTCACGATGCCAATCCAACTCAGAAGATTCTTCCTTTGCGAAGATTCTTCGAAAGTGAGATCCGTGGGCATAAAAGTCTTTATATTCCTCTACCACCACGAACTTGGATTGTCAACTTGAAGACCTAAAGATTTCGCAAAACGAGGAAGTCTACACGCCCAGTAAGAAGCCTTAGTTTTATCATTTCGTGTATCGCATTTGTGACGAGCAGCAAACGACTTCCTTGCCTCAGGATCATTAATCTTTACCTTCAGTCCGGTTGTGTCTCCAAAAGAAACCTTCTTAATGTTCTTTGTTTGAGGATCGCGAACATAAACATAGAACTTTTTGTTACCACCTCTTTTGGGTTTGTTGAGTTCTGGATCCTCTTCATTGAGAGACTCATTCTTTTTACGACCCTGACAATGAGCTCTCTGACTGAATCCCTTTGGATTGTTGCAGTCAATACTCTTCTTATACTTCTCGCTCCACTTCTCAACCATCTCAACCATTGGCCAATCCAATGGAACTTCGTATCCCCTATACTCGGCGATCTCTCCAATGTCAGTCTTGATGATGTCTTCATTGATATCGTTGAGCTCGATCTTTCCCTCTAACCAAAGTTCTCGGGTCTCTCGAAAGAATTCAAAGTAACGATCCGATCCGGGCCGATAGATGTTATCGACAAAGGGAATCTCTCTCTTTGCCATTTCGACTATGGCCTCAAACACAAAATGTTCTTTAAAATTCTTCATTGTTTCAACTCTTCAAGTATCTCTCTAAAACCAAATTGTAAAATACTGAATTCGTTTTCAGCCGCAAACTCTTCTATTTCCTTTATCTGTTCTTCTTCCAAATCGTAGATGTCATCAACACCATAGTGTTGTTCTATCGCAAATCTAACATCTTCTTTGATTTCATTTTCGATGTTTTCCTCGAACTTATACATTCTATTCCATTCAAACGGCATGATATTATCCCTTATGTTTCTTCCAGAGATCAGCGTCGGCAGTCGTTCTTGTCTTTCCACCCGTGATGAAAGAGTTGACTCGGGCGTGTCCCCATTGTTCCGGTGTTGTGCCGGGGCGATGTCCTGTTCTCCATGCGGCCACACCTCTCTTGTAAACCTGTTTCAGTATGGATGCAGAGATGCCAGAAGCCTTTGCCTTTTTTGCAATGGATTTGTCTGCCGAGGATTCGTCAAGTTTCATCTTCTTACGAAGTTCTTCAATCTCCTTACGTATCCTCAACTGAGCAGGAGAATTCGGCATGTGTTTCATTGCCTTCGTGTATAACTTATAGAGTTTTGCCTTATCGTTTTCGTCAAGATTGAGATCTTCATACGCAAGGACTGGATCAGACGTTTTGAAATCTTTCTTACGCATGATCGTTTTGTTTGTAACTTCGAACTCACCGTTCTTGAAATCGACCACAATAGGTAGATTAAGATCGGATTGCATGTCTTTCAGAACTACCTCGGCATCTCCATGCTTCTTGATATTCTTTCCCTTTTCCCTTGCGATCTTCTTGAACAACCTTTGCAACTCCGAAACTGTGATGGCTGGTTTGTTGCGTTTGTCGTTCATACGATCCGCGAAGTGTTTTGTAAATTCAATGTCAATGTCGAACTTGTTCAAGAGACGATCACCGAACTTCTCAAGATCTGCAAGTTGTTTTGCAGTGACCTCTTCCTTGTACAACTCCGGAAACTTCTTCTTCATATCCTGAGTGTATTTCGAAGGTTTCGTCTTGGCGGATGCATCGCCCGG